CCTGGGGTCCATGAGCGTTGGTTGATTAGACCACGCTCATACTCTTATCGCCACCGCGACACCAGCATGCTGGCGCCGCGTTTCGTATACTGACTGACTGAGAATGGACTTAATACGTCCACCTTTTCTGTTGGCAAGCTACGGGCGGTAGGAACCACTCCACTCGGTTTCTCACATTCTGTGAAATACCTAAGTAGCATGTCCCATCCGTCGATAACCTGTGTTATCTTCAGAGGTTTGACCTCGAGCGAACGGTGTTCGGTCCTTTGCAGGGCCTTATTCCATCGCACGGGCGTTGGCCGATGTTGATCAGGTGCTTCGCGGAGACGAGTCGGTGAGTTACTCATCGAGTCGTTAGCAATTGGCCAGTATAAACTGGTCAACTTCCCTACGATGTAATCGTAGACGTTGAAACACTTCCTATCGTAAAATGAGTTAGCATAGCTAACCCAACTCGAATAGGACTCAGGGCGAGGTGATGATGTCCAAACCGTCCTTAACCGGACCGGAGTGACTCTGACGCCTTTGAACGCGTCACAGCCACAGGATTCTCGAAAGAGTCCTTTGGTGCAGCTCTTATCACGGTTTATTTTTAAACCGAATGATTCGAGGATGTTCATTGCGTCTGCGGCGTAAGCCGTTGTAACAATGACGTCATCACCGTATACAAGGAGACCCTCACGGGTCTCCTCGTCGGGTGCCCCTGCCGTTAAGAGAGCCCAGATCGTAAGCGCCATGATGGGAAAGCATAAAGCTGACCCCATGGGAGCGAACTTTCTGAGTTTTAACTCTCTTCCGTCAGGAAGCACAGTTGATAGGCTCCTGCAAGCCTCCAGGTACGTGAACACGTGCGCTGGGAAGAGCAGGCGAACCAGATCAGTAGAAACTCTATCCGAAGCCTCATTGAGGTCTAAGGTAGAATACTTACCAGCTTGCGACCCTAGAAGGGCTCCAAACTGATTGGGTTGCTGATCTGTGAAGAAGACATTGAACCTGGTTAAGGGCGATGTCTCTACGGTGCGAACGATTGCCTTGCTTAGTCCTTGCTGGACCCATTGAAAATCAACGGGTTCACAGGAGATTAGGCGTGGGCCACGAGAATCCTTTGGGACCAGTATTACTCTGGCCGGGAGACTCTTCGTACCGATCGTGCTAAACGAGCGGTAAGTGTCACAAACATGTCCTGCCGACGCCCGAAAATAAGCGTCGAGAGGGTATACATCTGTGATACGAGAACTGATATTAGTCCATTGGTACTTGGCCGAAA